CAGGAATGGAAAGGGATAATGAAAATGAAAAGCTTCAAAGAGACGTGCGACATCACAATTCTGATGCCAGGGCTCACCGAAAAAATCAACGAGTTCGTGAAAGAAGGACTGAAAAAACGGATTGAAGAGAACGAAAGAATGAATGAAGAAAGAATGCGTGCATAAAAAGAACAAAAACACTTAAAATCAAAAAAAATGGAACAAATAACAAACTTAAACACAGAATTCCTGGACTTCGAAAAAGCGAAAGTGCAGACACTGACTCTTGAACAACTCAAGAGGACACACGAGGAAAACGACATCATGGGTCACCCGCTCAAAGGGATGTACCATTGGCAAGTGATAGAGATGTGCAGGGACATCGCGGAAAGACACGGGCTGAAGATGAAAATAGAGGAGATCTTCGCGGCACAGAACAGAGACAAATCGCAACCGGGAGTGGTCCTGCTGCCGGAAGTGGAAAAAAGATACGGCTACAAAGCGGTGGAAGCGCATGTGCTGAGAAGAGTGTACGCCAACATCAGAATACTCGACTACGACACAGAAGAGTTCACATCTAACCTGGCCGTGGCGTTCCATCAAGACGGAATACAAGTGGCATACGGGACAATGGTGAAGATTTGCCACAACCAGTGCATCATCGGGGCAGACAGAATGGTTTCGAACTACGGAAGGAACAAACGGGACATGAACCAAATAAGCGAAGAAGTTGAAAGATGGATGGCGGAAAGCGGGAAAATCATCGGAGAGGAACAGGAGTACATCCGAAGAATGAGAGAAACAGTCATGAGACCGGAACAAGTGCTTCAGATCATCGGGGAACTGACAGCAATGAGGGTGGCGCACGACAGCTCGAACCCGGACATCCGTATGAAAGACACATATCCGTTCAACCAGACGCAAATCAGCACTTTCACGGAAGCACTATTGATAAAACAGAAACAACAGGGAACAGTGACGCTGTGGGACATATACAACACCGCGACCGAACTGTACAAAGCGGACAAAATGGAAATACCGAACGTCCTGCCCCAGAACATAGCAATGAACAAATTCCTGGACAACTACCTGATTTAAGAACAAAAGTTGCGCACGACACGTATTCAGTGCATTTTTCAAAAAGAACTCAAGAGCCAAGAGGATAACACCGGCGAAAAAAAAGATGGAATCATACAGATACGAAATAAAAGCTAAAAAAACGGAATGCTTCAAGGAAGCGTACGTGAAGAGCTCGGTGGACGCATACAACTACGCCATGGAGTTCTATCATGAAGACATAAACTTATACGAATCTTGCTTCATGATGATGATAAACAACGCAGGAATGATCATAGGATGGATGAAGATATCGCAGGGAGGAGTGTCGGACACACCCGTTGACGCAAGACTGGTATGCAAAGCGGCGCTGGACACACTGGCCACACAGGTGATACTCGTGCATAACCATCCGAGCGGTTCGACAAAGCCAAGCAGAAACGACAAAAATCTGACAGAGAAAATCAAAACCGCATTGGAAATCTTCTCGATAAACCTGATAGACCATATCATAGTGACAGAAGACAAATACTATTCGTTCGCAGAAGAAGGGATGATCTGAAACAAACATTGTGAAAGTCATGAAAATCATCGCCATGGGAGAATACAGAACATACAGAACGATGTGCCGCAAAGTCAAGGAAGGAGAAATCGAATATATTGAACAAGCGGCAAAGGCACTCTCAACAATGATACCCGAAGGAAGCACACTCGTGCCGGTACCTGGAAGGTTCGGATACGCGGCATACACACTGATGCTGGCAATAAGAACAGCGAAAAAAAGCGGTCTCAAAGTGGAAAACTGCCTCAGGGGAGATGTACGGGACGGACTGTGCGAAATGAAAAGGGCAGGGAAAAAACCGAAAGAACCAGTGTTCCGGAAACAATACAAACCGGGGAAAGGAGAAAAAATCGTACTGATCGACAATGTATATGACAGCGGAATGACAGCAAAGGCGGCAAAGAAAGCTCTCGGCAGAAAATGCGACATAGCAGTGATAGGAATGACAAATACAGACAAAAAAGCAAAAAAATGGGAAAAACAAGAACGTCTAAAAACAAAAGTGGACTGATGCCGATGGACGGAAAAATGCAAAGTGGACGGGTGCCGGTGGACGGGGAAAAGCAAAGTGGACGGGTGACAGTGGACACGGAAATGCAAAGTGGACGGGTGCCGTTGGACGAGGAAATGAAAAGTGGACTGAGTACGATGGAACGGTTCCTTGCGAAAATGAGCGACGGGAAAATAACAGTAATGAAGGAACTGATAATAACACCAGAAGACAACGAAAGGGACACGGCACAAAAGTACTTCCGCTACTATGAACCCGCGACAGGAAAAAAATTGAATCACGCCACCGCAGGAAACAAATACAACAACAGCTCATGGGAAGCGTATGTCGGGAACATGGCATACTATCAAGAGCCGTTGGACTTCACTTTTACATTACACGGGCCATACCGAATACTGGATATAAGACTTCAGGAACGATTTTTATACCGAACACTTCCTGCCATTGAAATATGGATTGACAGATTCGACTTTCTGACTCCGTTGGCACCGGGAAGGCTTTATAAAGCGGAAACGATAGAAGCACTGCTTTGAAGCTGCACACACTTTGCAAATAAAAATAATTGCAAAGTGTGTGCATATTGATTTATTTTGTATTTTTGCCGCGAAATAAAAACCACAAATTATGAGCAAGAACGTTACATTAAGAATCCAGGAGGAGATGTACGACAGACTCTCCTCCAACGACCAAGGAATCAACCAGACAGTCCTCGGAATAATCGAGGAGCACCAGCAGCTGCTCAAATACTCCGAAGAGGAGCTGAGGGGGAAATTCACACCGGAAGAGTGGACCGCACTCATAGACCTGGTCAACAGCCAGATGCTCGTGCCGCAGTACATCTGCGTCAAGAACCTGATGATGGCCACCGTAGAGGACGGCGAGAAGTTCGAAGGAACCCTCACCCGCCACGGCGCCGACCTCGGGACGATGATCAAGAAGATGGAAACCCTCACGGCCGCCCAGACGGCCGCCATGATGAAGCGTGCCAAACGCTTCTGGGAGAATCCGGGGAACAGCATAGAAGAATGGTCGAAATTCTGATTAAAAAAGATTGACAAGAACAAGGCTCCGCATCCGCGGAGCCTTTTTTTTGTTCCCAACCCATCCGGCCAATCCGAAGTAATTTTGCCGAAAATTTCACCAAATGAAGAAAATCAAACGCGCGATGGCGCTGAAAGAAATGGAAATCAAAGAGGCTGGCGGGAAGCCGGTCTATTTCTCCATATCCTTCTACACCAGGAACGGGGAGGTAAGATTCGTCCAAAGGGCGCAGACCTGCGGGCTGAAAATGGACATGAAAGCCAACAGGATGCGCGGGATCCAGGAACACGACATCCACGGGCTTCCAGTCGGGCACCCCATACCCGTGCGCATCGACTTCATACGGACATTCAACGAACAACGAGTGACACTATGACAAAGATTCTCACCAACAACAAGTTCATACCGCTGGCCATGGTGGGCAAGACCGCAGTGGTGACCGCCTACGACGACAGAAGCAGCCGCGAGAAAAAAGCCACGACCGAGAAAGCGGAGGATTGGTTCAACTTCAACGGGACTGACTACGTTCCGTGGGGCTACGACAACAACTGGCCGGGAAGGAACGCCGAGCTGGTCGGGTCCATCGGCGTGCTCAACACGGGCATCGACTACCGCTGCCGCACCTGCGCGGGCAGCGGCGTGGTGCCCGTCACGCTCAAGGGCATAGACGAGCGGTTCAAGGAGATATACGAGCCGTACAACGACCTTGACGTGATCCAGATGCTCAACAGCCACTGGTTCCGAAACCACCAGTTCGAGGCCCTCCGAGACCTCTTCAAGTTCGGCAACGCATTCCCCGTGTTGGTCTTCAACAACGGAGGCGACAAAATAGTGCGCGTGGACACCGTCAACGCCCGGCACTGCAGAATCAGCGTCAAGAAAGAAAAACTCCTTGTATACAACGACTTCGAACACGGAGACCCGGACGAAACCGCATGGGTCATCCCCATGCTCGACGAGAAGATGCCGCTGGAGGATCTGATGTGGCGAAAGGACACCGGCAAACTGAAAGGCAATGGGGCGGTGGCGTTCCCACGCCTCAAGAACTACTTCTCGAACAACGACTACTACGCCCTCCCCGCATGGGATGCGGTGAAGAAATCCGGATGGATAGACGTGTACAAGGAAGTGCCGAAGTTCCTGAAAACAATATACAAGAACGCCATGTCGCTGATGTGGCACGTCAACGTGCCGTACTCCTACATCGACAACAAGTTCAGCGAGGAGAAATACGCTTCCATGACCCCTGAGGAACGGCAGAAGGAGTACGAGAGCTGGCTGGAGGACCTGGAAAGGAACCTCTGCTCGGTGGAGAACGCCAACAAGGGGTTCTTCACGCCCTACATAGACGACGCGCAGGGGCGCGGCGACGGCAAATGGGAGGTCAACAAGCTCGACAACAAGTCCAGTGCGGACGAAAAGCTGACGACCAGCGTGGCCGCCAACTCCGAAATCCTCTTCTCGCTGATGATCAACCCCGCCGTGTTCGGGGCGGGGATGCCCGGAGGCGCGTACGCCGGAAACAGCGGCAGCGGTTCCGACATCCGCGAGGCCTTCATGGTGTCGGTCATCCTCAACCACTGCGAACGGCAGCTCGTGCTCGACCCCGTGGAAACCATGCTCCGCTTCAACGGGCACAAATACATTGACATAAAATACCGAAACCTGCTGCTCACCACACTGGACACAGGCCATTCGACCGAAGAAAAAATCCAATAAGATGAACCCGAGACTATTCAGCCAAGCAAAGAACACCAAGGCGGAGGAACTCAAGAAGTACCTCCCCGTGTCGGTCAACTTCAACATCAAGAACCTGCTCCCGTCGCTCGCCGCGGCGGAGACCACCTACATCGTGCCCGTCATCGGGACGGAACTGTTCAACCGCGTGGCCGCCTACTATGCCGAAGACGGAACAGGCAACGCCGTGATGGACACGCTGCTGGAACTGCTGCAGAGCGCGACGGCCAACCTCGCGTACGCGGACGGCTACTACGCCATCAGCGTGAAGATGGACGACTCCGGCGCGACGTCGCCGCAGGGAAGGGACCACCACCCGTACCGCTACCAGGAGGACAACCTTATCCACGCGCTGCGGCAGACAGGCTACAAGACCATCGACACGGCGCTGGAGCACTGCGAGAGAAACACCGAGGCACTTCCCGAATACACGGAATCACCGTGGTACCAGAAAAGCCGGAAACACATCATCCGCAGCACCGCCGAGTTCAACAGCATCTTCAACATCAACAACTCGAGGCTGGTGTTCATCCGCATGAGCCGCTGGTGCGCCACCGCCGAGGAGCTTAACCTGCACCACCGCCTCAGCCGCGAACTCACGGAAGCCATCATCGCGGACCGCGACAACGAAAAATACAAACCCGTCATCGGGGACATCAAGAAATACCTGGTGTATTCCGCCGTGGCCGAATGCGTTGAGGAACTCAAGATAAGCCCCACCGAGCGCGGCATGGTGTATGAAGAGTTCTTCGCCTACAACGACGGCCGGCAGATCAAGCAAATACCGCTCGAAGAGGCCATGCGCATGAAGAACAAATACGCGCAGCTGGCGGAACAATATCTGACTAAGGCCACCGACTGGCTCAACGCGCACGCCGGGGACTACCCGGAATACGAACGCCAGCGCGGGCGCAACAACCCCCGCAGCGGGGAGCTGAGAAGAGACAACACTGGACACAAAATCGTAATGGCATGAGGAACGACACCATCAAGGACTTCTACGCCTTCCTGAAAAACGAGGCGGAGACCAACGAAATGATAGGCGCAAAGAAGGGCGAGAAGCACTTCTTCAGAGGGGAAATCGACGAATTCTACACGGGGCTGCGCAACGAATGCGCGTTCCCCGCCGTAATCGGGGAAGGTTTCGCCAACGAATACGACGAGGAAGGCAACGGCATCTGGAAACGCAGAGAGACCGCCTTCGCCGTGGTCGAAGGCTACGAGGACACCAACGACTGGGACCAGATAGACGACGCCTACGCGGTGGCGGAAACCATCGGGGACGACATTCTGCGCAAACTCATCGACCTCTACCGAAACCAGCGGTGCATCGTCACCGTCAACGAAATGGAATGCGGGCAGGTGGAGAACCAGCCCGACAGGTGGGCGGGACTTCGCTACCAGATTACAATATCCTCGTTTTGGAAAGGGAACTGACCATGGTGGACCTGAACATCATAACAGGCAGGAAGGCATACAGATTCAAAGTGCCGGAAAGCTGGGAGGAACTCGACGGAAGTCAGCTGAAACACGCCCTGCTGTACAAATCCGCTTTCAGGTCCGCGAAAGCGGAAACGGAAGCCAGGCTCACACTCGGTGTGCCAAGGCGCGTGTGGAGGAAAATACCGCCGGCACAAAGATACATGATGTATGCGGACCTGCTACGTTTCGTCATCGACGAGACACCGTCGTTCCGCGACAACAAGATACCCGTCGTCCGCGCAGGGCTGCGCCGGCTGCACGGCTTCGACGACATGTTCTCCGACGTGACTTGGGAGGAGTTCATCTTCGCCGACACCTTCATGCTCAGACAAATGTACCGTGAAATGGTCACGGTTCTGTACCGTCCGGCCAACCCGCTGACAGGGAAGAAACGCCCGTTCAGCGACAAGGACCTGCCAAGAAACTCGAAACGGACGGACAGACTCGACGAGACGACGGTGGCGCTGCTGGCACTGAACTACCGCGCCGTGCGGAAAAAAGCGGTGGAGGAAACGAACGGATACCTGTTCCCGTCCATGGAGGAAACCTACTTCGACGGCAAGAGAATCACATTGGGGGAAGAAGAAACGCAGGCGCCAAACCAAACCTCGGGCTGGGCGGACACCCACCACACGCTGCTTGGAGACCTGGCATACGAGGAGGAGAAATTCCTGAGGAGCAAGGCCACCACCATAGTGGCGTGGATAAACCGCAAGATAAAGGAAAGCCGCGAGGCGGAAAGGAGAAGGAAGAAATGAAAGTCGGCAAATACGGCCACATAAGCCAGAAGATACAAGGCCACGCCATGACCATGGCCGAATGGAACGCGACCACGAAAAAGTGGTCGCTGAAGGTGCTGGCCATCCAGCGCAACAAGGCCAAGAAATTCCCGAAAGGCAAAGGGTCTCCGGGAGAGCCAAAGAACCCGCACACATACAAAAGGGGGAAAAAGGCAGGACAGACGGAGTACAAGCTGAGCGAGAAAGGCGGCGGCGCATACGTCTTCAAGCTGCGCCACGAGCAGAAGGAGTACTTCGGCACCGAGTTCAAGCCGCCCATCCACGGCATCTTCCGCGAATGGGGCGTTGGCAACGGCCAGCCCCGCGACCCGAGGAAGATGAAACGGGCGTACCGCAAGAAACGCACCCAGTCGGACTGGATATCCTACACGATGGAAAAAAACGCCGACGAACTCGCCGACACCGCCGCCCAGTACGTCGGCGACAAAGTGCTGGTCAACACATTCGGAGTGAAACTTATCAACATTTAATAGACAGGACAATGGCAAAAGGAGCAGTCAGATCGGTAAACATATACGTGAACAGCAAAGATGCGGAAAAGTCAATCGACAATCTCGAGAAAAAGATAAAGAAAGAAACCGCAGCATGGAAAGAAATGGCCAAAGGCACACGGGAATACTACGCCAAAGCGGCGGAAATCTCCCGCATGAACGACGCCCTTGAAAAAGAGAACAGGCTCATCAAAAGCAACACCGAGAAACAGAAAGAACGGCTCACGCAGCTCGGCCTGATAGGAGCGGCCGTCTCCGGAATCGTGCAGGGGCTGCAACTGCTGAACCAAGGCCTGCAGAAGGTGCGCGACCTGGCCTCCGACATGGCAGGCCTCGACGACGCCATGGGAAGGGTCAGGAAGACAACCGACCTTACACGGCAGGAAGTCTCCGAGCTCAACGAGGAATTCACCAAGATAGACACACGAACCTCCCGGGAGGAACTCAACGAGCTGGCCTACGCCGCCGGCAAGCTGGGCGTGCAGGGCAAGGAGGACGTGCTGGAGTTCGTGAAGGCTGCGGACGTCATCAACGTGGCATTGGGCGACGTGCTGGGCGGCACCGACGCCATCATCGAGGTCACCAAGCTGGCGCAGGTCTTCAAGGACACCACCCGCGAAATCCAGAACGCAGGCCTCGAGGAGACACTGATCCGCACAGGTTCCGTCATCAACGAACTCGGCAAGACCAGCACAGCCAACGAGAGCCAGATCGCCAAGTTCCTCGGGCGCATCGCCTCCTACGCATCCATCGCCGGCATGAGCTTAGACCAGATGGCAGGACTCGGCAGCGTGCTGTCTCAGAACAGCAAGGCACCGGAGATGTCCGCCACGGCCGTCACCAAAATCATGCAGCAGATGATAAAGAAGACTGGCAGCTTCGCCGACATGATCGGTATGGGAGAGAAGGAACTTTCCGACCTCATGGCCAAGGACTTCAACCAGGCATTCCTCGCCGTGCTGCAGAAGCTGCACGACATCGGCGACGTGCAGGCCATTGTCCCCATATTCAAAGACCTGGGAGCGGACGCCACAAGAGCGTCGCAGGTGATCCTCGCCCTGTCCACCAACATCGACAAAGTGAGGGAGGCGCAGGAGACCGCCAGCAAGGCCATAAAGGAAGGCACCTCCATGAATAAGGAGTACTCGGTGATGAACGAGACCCTGCAGGCGCAAATGGAGAAAGCGAAGAAAACCGTGTTCGACGCCCGCGTGGAGCTCGGCGAGAAGCTCTACCCCTACATCGTGAAATACACGATGTTCGGCGGGAAGGTCATCAAGTGGCTGTCCCGAGTGACGGACCACGCAGAGAACGCATGGATGGCCATTGCCGCGGCCGGCGCCGTCGCCATCGCCAAGGTGCGCAAAAACTGGGACGGGCTGAGGGAACGGTTCAGCGAACTCGGACCCGTGCAGGAATGGAGGGGGATGAAGGATGCGCAAAAAGAGCTGTCAGAATCCAAAGACCGCCAAAAGACACTGCAGAAACAGTACAACCTCACGCACAAAGTGAGCGAGGAACGCTCGAAGAGAATCCTCGCAACCGAAAACGAGATATTCAAGAAAACGCAGCAGCGAGTGGCCGTGATGAAAGACCTGAACTACACGGAAGCGGGATCGCTGTCTCGCCTAAACGGCATACACGCCGCCGAGGTGGAACTGCAAGCCGCCGAAAGAGAACGTCTGGCGGTCATGAAGCGTATGAACACAAACAGCGAGGAGCAGGCGACGCTGAACACCAAACTGCAATCCCAAGAGGCAGAACTCGCAAAGCTGGCCAGAGACCGGGAGCTCACCGAGAAACGGCTCGCAGGACTATACACGGGACCGACGAGCAGCAGAACGGCAATTGCAAAGGAAGAAAACAGGCTGAAAAACCAGCAAGCGCAAATAGAAGCACGCATAAACACGTTGGAATCGGAGCGCAACGCCACAGCGACAGCACTCGCGGCAAAGCAAAAAGAAGGCCTTGCACTTGAACAACAGAGATCGGCAGCCGCCAACAGACTCCTGCTTGCCGAGAAAAGAAAATCGGAAGTGCTGCAGGAACACAAAGCAATCCTACAGCAAATTGTGGAAAAAGGAGGCGCACAAGGAGCCCTCGCACAGAAGCTGCTGGCCAATGAAGAGCAACTCACCGCCCTCGAAAATGAAAGACTCGCCCTGATGAAAGAACAAGAGGGCACCCTTTCAAGGGAGAGAGCTATCGAAAGAGGAATCACAGCCGAAGAGCACAAACAAAACGCACTCCGGAAGAACACAACAGCGTTGTCGGTACTCAAAAACCACTGGATGCTCATATTGACCGTGGTGATAGAAGTCGGGCTCATGATAGCGAAGATAGTCAAGGAGCAGAACAAATTCCGCAAAGAGCTGAACAAGACATACGAGGAGACAGTGAAGAACACCCAGGCTGAAAGAATGGAGGCCGAGTGGCTGTTCGACGCGCTGAACAGAGCGAACACAGCCGAAGACGAACGTCTTCGGATCATGAAACAGCTCAACGAGAAATACGGAGACTACCTGCGCAACCTCACGGACGAAGAAGGCAGGATAATGAACATCGAAGCCGCGCACCGAGCCGTCATCGACGCAATCATCGCCGAGAACAACGCCAAGGGATTCTCCAAGGCGAAAGAACAGCTGGGGGAAAAATACGGGGACGAAATGCAGACCAGGCTCTCGGCAATGTACGACCTGCTGAAAAACAGCACAGTGAACGGACGGCCGATAACGGACAACATATTATCCGAAATTTGGAAAAACGTCAACGACATGATAGGCAAAGACTACAGGGAAGAGCAGATAAAAGCCTATCTGAACAGATCAGGAGTAAATTTCGGCACGGAATGGGCAGGCGGACAATCAGGAACCGTACTTGACAACGAAGGCAGATTCTTCAGCCAATACGCATCGTATGCAAACACACGGAAAAAATACGACAAAGACCTTACCGAGCAGCAGCGTCTGTACAACATGGAGCTCGAAACCTCCGAAGAAAAGCTGCAGCGGCTGACCAATATGTACCTGCAATTGGATCAACAATACAAGAACGCCCCGAACGAAACAGAGAAAGCAGAACGGAAAAAGGAGATGGATGCATATCTGAACGACATAGCCGCCGCTTTCGAAGACAAGATGCTGCAGGGACACGACATCTACAAAATGAAATGGAGCGACCTCGCACTGCTGGAGGAGTACATCAAGAAACAAATGAAGGCCATCGAAGGCACAACGGCGTGGGCGAAGAAACTGGAAGGAGCGCAACGGGCATTGAAAAGAGTGCAGGAGCAGATGAAGAAATCCAACAACGGAGGCAGCAACCCGACAACAGAATTTCCGGACGAAGATGACGACTACGACCCGTCAAGCCCGGTCACCAGCGGCAAGAACTCCGGCAAGACCCCGGAGGAACGATGGGCGGACCTCATGAAGAAATCCGCGAAGCTCAACGAGAAGGCCGCGGTCGAATCCCTCGGCATATCCTCCGCCAAGGAAACCGTGATCAACACCTACAACGCCATCATCGCGGAGGTGGAATCCTTCAACGAGACATACAAAGGCTTCGAAGAGAGGGCAGCGACCGAAAGCGCAAGGCTGGAACAGGAGAAGTGGGACGAGATAGCGCGGATCGAGAACGAGGAACGCGCGAAAAGGCTCAAAAAAATCGAGGACAACCTCACTTCCGTGACAGAAAAGCTCAACAAATTCCGCCTCAAGCAGCAACGCAAGTACCAGACGCAGCTGGAGACGGACATGGAGGAGATGGAGAACGACTTCGGCAAGCTGAGACAGAAGGCGGAAGAGGAACGGGCCAAGCTCCAGAACCGCAAAGACGCCGGCGATGCCGTGGCCGCCATATTCGGAACAGGCGGAATCAAGAACGCCTCAGAGGAAATCAAAGAGCTGCTCGCGAAATTCAACATCACGGAAGAGGTGTGGAACGAAGCCATGAGGCAGAAGCCGCGGAACGCACAGGACCTTCTGACGCTGCTCGGTCTTGACTACAACGACGAAGACCAACGCAAACTGGACGCGGTCATCGAAAGCATAACCGAGCTCGACACGGCGAAGCTGGCAGAATTGCAGGCCCTGACCGCCGAGCGCTCCCGCGAAATCGTAACCGCCATGTCGGACACAGCGACACGCCAGTACCGCGAGGCGATGAAGACCCTCGAAGACCAGATCCTGACACTTGAGGTCGCGCAACAATACCTGCAGGAGCACAACGACGGAGGCAAGAACGATGAACGGCTAAAGGAGATTGAAAAGACGCTGGCATTCCTGAAAGGCCAGAAGAGCGACATACAGACCAAATACGAGACAGGTTTCGGCAAAGACAGCTGGGCATCGCTGTTCGGCATCACCGAACAGGACTGGGCGGCATGGGGACTGAACTGGGAAGACAACCTGGCGAAGATGACAGACCGTCTCAGGACTTTCGCCGACAATGCCTTCGAACTGTGGTCGGCCATCGACAGCGTTATGCAGAACCAAGCAGACGCGGAGCTGCAGCGCTACGAGGAGACATACGACGCAAAGAGCGAAATGCTGAAGCGACAGCTCGACAGCGGCCTCATTTCACAAAAACGCTACGACGCTCAGATGGAGCGGATGCAGAAAGAGAAGGAGAAAAGGGAGAAGAAGCTGAAGCACGAGGCGTTCGAGAGGGAACGCATGGCCAACCTGATACAAGGAGCCGTCAACCTGGCGCTCACCATCTCCAGCATCTACGCCAACGAACCGGGCGGCGTGATCATCAAAAGCGCGGCAGCGGCTGTGGCAGCGGGAATACAAGCGGCACAACTCGCCGTCATCGCATCGCAACCCAACCCGTACTACATGGGCGGCTACATCCACGGAAAACAATACGCCGTGATGGGAGAGCAGGGCGACGAATGGGTGGCCAGCAACCGCCTGCTACGCGAACGCGAGACCGCCGACATCATCGCGGCCCTCGATGACTACCAGCGCGGCAACACCAAAGCCCTCGCCGGAATATCCGTGCCGCCACCCGACTTGAAAAACGTTTCCCAATCCATAACAAGGAACGGAAGTAATTTTGCACCCGGAAACCAGACCACCAACTACTACTACCCTGCCGACAACAGCGAGCTGCTGAAGGAAATGAAACAGATGAACGACTTCCTGCGCGACCCAATGAACCGACGCGCATACATCAGCAGCAAGATACAGCTGGAGTTCGAAGAGCAGGAACGCGAAGTGAGGGAGATGGCGAGACTGTAACGACAAACGAAGACAATACAAAAGGTGAAGATACGAAAGAAACCATACGACATCGACTTCCTGGGCAACAACCCAGAGTTCATCCTCCGCGCCACACCGAACAGCGCGGACGGCAGGCGGTACTCGCGCATGTTCACCGTCAACGCACTGCCGGCAGGGAACCTGGTCCTGACGATTGACGAGCAGGAGCTAACATGGCTTCTATCCGCCAACCCGAAGGACAGCCTGTGGGAACTTCCGGCGGTGGCCACCACGGACGCACAGTCGCTCTACGAAGCACTCGAAGGCAAATTCACCTACAACCCAGAAATCACCAAGGGTTACACGGCGACACTGCGCATCGAGTCAGGAGCGGTGAAGCTGAAAATCACCGCAAAGGAACCGGGTGGGCATGTCATCAACCTGCGGCACGACGGGTCTCCGCTTTTCATCACACAGCACACGCCCGTGACAGGTCTCGACCGCGTGCCAAAGGAGGACTACAGGGCGATGGCATTCTTCGAGATCCAATCGGCCGTGGGCACGGAATGCACGCCGGCAATGTATTATGAAGAAAGCAACGACGACGTGCATGTGGCCACCGACATAGTGAAACCATGGTTCGGAAAACCCGACGTGCCAAGTCCGGAAGAATACTTCACCGCCACGCCATGCAGGCACGCGGCGGTGAAAGTCCGGCTGTTCTTCGGCGAAATGTACGCCCAAGGGATAGAATCCACCAGCCTGAAGACGATGGCGAACGGAACCACTGTCACCATGGTGAACGGAACAATGGAAGACTATGCCGCGGAAAACAACATCCCGGACTGGAAAGGCCTCGACGACAATCATCTGCACCTCAAAACCGGCTTCGACATCTTCGGGCAGGACAATGCAGACACCGTGCTGTGCCCATGCGGATCCGAGCAGTACATTTACATATACAACTACGAAGACTCCGATATCGCCGCGAGAGTGATAGAAACCGTCGTGCTCGCCGACGGCACAACCGACGACGACTGGAACGACGAGAACATCACGCTGAAGCCCGGCGTGAACCGCATCACGGTAAGGGAGGGAGACCCGAGGGTGACGGCCTGGAGTGTGAGCGTGTCTGCGGACGGCCACGGGACGGTGAGCCGAAACTACATCAACAAAGCCTTCAAACAAGGGTACCACACATTCATGATGCTCAATGCAATGAACCTGTACGAGACATTCATCGCGGAGGAAATAGCCACGGAGGAACAGACACAGGGGGAACGGCGCATCGTGGCGGGAAGGGACAGCTACGGGAACACCGACAGGGAGACAGTGTTCACGGCAAAATGCCATCCACGCAACGCAAAGGGGCTTAAGCTGCTTCGGACCGCATTCGGGAAACAGGACAACCTACTGAACGAAGGACGGTTCGCATGGTACATCGACATGCTGCCCGGAAGCCTCACAACCAGCGACGAAAGCGCCGACGTGCTGGAGGCCGAGTTCAAATTCCGCCTGCGGGAGAAAATCGACCGCAACCCGCAAATCTTCAACGTGGACCAAGAAATCCAACTGGACGTGAAGCTGGAGAAACGTGACAGCGAATTCAAATAAAAAAAAAGAACAAACAACCAAAATCCAAAATTATGATAGCATTCTTTTTGAAAGTCTGGACATTTTTGAAAAAGTACCTCAAATGGATTCTGTGGGCACTGGCCGTCGTGCTGCTCATCATCGTGTGGAGCGTCGCGGGAAGCAAGGGCAAGCAGCTCAAGGAAGCCGACGTGCAGATCCAGGTGCTGCAGCAGCAAGTCATCGAACAGCAGGAACTCATCCAGAAGCTGGCGGCCATGGAAAGCGTGCACTGCGAGGTGACGCTGACAGTGAAGAACTCAGCCGTGATGGGAGCCGTGCACTCCGGAGCCGTGAACCAGGAATCCGAGCAGATAGCCACCTACCTGCGCGGGGAAATCCTCGACAAAATCATGGACATGGAGAAGGACACCGGCACGAACGGGAAATCGGAACAGGTCAAAACAAACAAACGGCAATAAGACAATGGCAACAATACCGCTACTGCAGACCGGCGCCACGGCAGGGCAGATCATCGACACCATCAACGCGCTGATAGCCGCGCACAACGAAGGGCAGAACCCCGTGAGCGTGTCGTACGAGGACCTGACGCACAAGCCCAAGCTGAACGGCGTGGAGATCTCCGGCGACATGACCACGCAATCGGCGAGAATCAAGATCGCCGAAACGGAGGACTATACCGTATTCGTGGCAACGAACGCCACGAAAGCGTATGCCGACGAGGCGAAGAACGACGCCATCGCCGCCGCCCGGGAGAGCGTGCAGGCCGACTTGGACAACAAGCTCAACAAAGACCTCGGCAACATCGAAAGGGTGGACAGCTTCAACGGCGACGCTATGATACCCATCGTGACGGGCGGAGGCATCAGGAAGACCTCGCTGGTCAATGTGGCCTCCTACACTAAGATACAAAACGAAACCGCCATGTCGGCTTTGGACACCGCCCTGTCGAAAGAACGGAAGACGCTCACCCTCGAAGGCGAGAAAGACGGCAGCAACAAAGTGTTCACCGTGAAAGAGGGCTACAAGCCAGGAACAGGACTCCTTTATTACAACGGCATACTGCAGACACCGGACAAAGACTACGAGGAAACGGACAGCAGGACCATCACTCTTATCTTCTTAGCTCCGGAAGAAGAGGACGACATCATGTTCCGCGCAGTGCCTGCATAAAAACGACGAGCCATGCAAGGACAACCGACAACAATCAGACCCGACCAGTCGCGGAACCCGCGATACAACACCAAGGCGTACTGGACAGCGCACGGAGCCATTATACCAAAGAAAGGCGAAATCGTGATCTACACAGACGCATTCTCGGTGCAAGTCGAAGGAGTCACAAAGCTGATGCCCGCCATAAAGATCGGCGATGGAAGGTCGTACCTCGCAGACCTGCCTTTCCTCGGCGAGTACGAGGCGCAGGTGATGCTCGACCACCTGAACGACAACACCCGCCACATCACCCAACAGGAACGCGAAAGGTGGAACCACAAGCTCAACACCCCGGACGTTCCCGTGATAGACGGAAAACTAATACTGAACAGAGAATAAAACCAAAAATAAACGAAAAGATGTCGAATTTCCCAGAAGTGTCGTTGATTGGAGTGCAGAACCCTCCTGTCAACGGGGTTAACCAACCCGAACTTGTATACGAATTAGTGGACGCCGTGGCACGCGCGCAAAGCGCCACAGCCGGAAGGAACATCATCGCCTGGAAAGGCGACGACACCCCGGACGTGTCCATCATACCCGCCGGCGTGACCGTGACCTACAACGGCACCGAGTACACCGGAACGATGCAGCCTGACGGCGAGACAGTGAAAACAAACTGCCGCTACCTGGTGTACCGCGGCAACGACTCCGACGGTAACAACATCTACCAGGAGTACGTCGTCGTCGAAAACCCGCAGGACGAGACAGACAAATGGTGGGAAGCCATCGGGTACCAGAACGTCAACCTCGAAGAACTCGGGGCACTCGCGTTCGAGAACTACGTGTTTCTGCAGAAAGGCAACGGTGTCTATGTGCTTGGGAGCAACACCACATTCCTGGCCACAGCGCCGGTCGTAAATGTGACGGCTCCAAAAGCGGGACTGAAAACCAACCTGAAGACAAACGTGGCGGTCGGCCCGGACGGAACGGCAAACGCAATAACCGGATTCGGACAGCACACAACAGAACCGTTTGTGAAAACAGTCTCCGGAACGGCTAAGAAACTCGAAACAAAGGAAATCCAGGAAGCCGGCACGGCTGTGAACCTGCAAAACAAGGTCTCCGCGCAGGCCAGCAAACTCGTGAAGACACAAATCACCCCGGTAGGAGGCAGCGAGACCGTCAGCAAAGTCACAAAAGAGAAAAGCAAACTTGTGAAAACGTCGCTGCGCGGGGTCTCCGACACGACGGAGCAAGTCAGCAAAGTGACCAAACAAAAGAAAAAAATGGTCACCGACACTGTCCCGAACGTCACCAGCGTCGGCACACTGCCGAGCTTCACAACGTCATACGACGCGAACAACAAGAAACTGACATTGGCATTCGCGCCCGGGACATTGCCTACGATGGGCACGGCAAAGACCGTTGCCACGGGAGCTCTGGACGCTAACGGCTCAGGAGCGGAAATCGTCGAAGAGGTGACCATCACCGACAAAAACGTGGCGGTCCCGAATGCAAACGCAACGACTGTCGCAACAGGAGACACATCGTCTGACGGCACCGGTGCCAGCGTGGTAAGCGAGGTGAACATCACAGACAAAACCGTGGCCACTCCATCCGAATCGCCCGTCGATGTGGCCACGGGAGAACTCAACTCCTCAGGTACAGGAGCGACGGTGCTGCATACGCTCGATGTGGCGAACCAGGAAGTGGCCACACTCAAGAGCACGAAGACCGTCGTGGCATCAGGAAAGACGGCCGCGAGCGACAGCAACGGCGACACGGTTATAGACGGCGTGAACTCAACAAACGGAACGAACCCGGCAATAACCGAAATAGGAACACCCACGACGGCAGCAGCGCTGACAGGCGTGAAAGTGACACAACAACCAGTGACGGAACTCCAATCCAAAGCCGCAGGCGCCGGTGATGTGGATGTCGTGACAGATGTCTCTGCCACAGCGAGCGCACCGCAAGTCTCGGCTAACAACAACGACCCGGTGAAGGTGGCGACATACGATGCCCTCGCCGTGCAGGTCGGCGACATCGAGGACTATAATGACGTACCCATGTAAAATCCACAATTATGGCAAACATAGGAATAGACTACAACGTTATGAAAGACTGCGTCGACGCAACCCGCGAAGTCCTCGGCGCGGACAACCCATCGCCCATCACACCGCGGCAGCTGCCGGAAGCCATCCGCTCGATACCCTACGGCTGGTACGGCGTGAAACGCTCCACCACGTCCCTGAACACCGTGTTCGAACGCACAGGGTCGCAGATCCTGCACCGCTCGTTGCCGGTGCAGACAGGGATGAGACGCTGCGTCGTCCGGGACGACGGGTCGGTGAACTACTATCTCCACCCGTCGGACAGCCGCTACAAGGCCAACGGCGAACCCGCCGTCCTGGACGGGACGGACGGACAAATCGAGGTGGAAATCATCCCCCACTACCACAAGTTCGAATATGACACGGAAGGGAATGTCATCGAGGCGAAATTCTCAATGTACAACCTGCCGGGGTTCGAATACTTCCCGTTGACGTACATGTCCATGGGCGAAGCCTCCCTTGACAGAACATCAATGAAACTGTCGTCGGTGGTCAACAAGACAACAAGGTACAGAGGCGGAAACAACACATCATCATGGGACAACACATACAGATCCCTGCTCGGCATGCCAGCCACAAGCATCACGCTGTCGCAGTTCCGGACTTACGCACACAACAGAGGAGCGAACTGGCACCCGAATGTCTATGACATCTACCAAGAGCTGGTATGGCTCTACTGGTGCGAGTATGCAAACACCAACTGCCAGCTTCCCTTCAACGCAACACTCACCCAGGACGGCTACCGCCAAGGAGGCCTCGGAGACGGGGTGACGACCTGGACATCGTCGGCATGGAACTCATTCAACGGCTACAACCCCGTGGTCCCAGTGGGGACAACGCTTTCGCTTGGAAACAGGACAGGCGTTGTGCCGTACAGCGTGAAGAACGCGTCGGGCAACACCGTCATAACATTCCAGGTGCCGTCATGGCGCGGAATAGAGAACCTGTTCGGCCATGTGTGGGCGCACACTGACGGCATACTGGTGAACGTGCAGTCCAACGCCGCCGGAGGCAAGAACCTCGTGTATGTCTGCCATGACCCGGCGCACTTCGCCGACACCATCAACGAACACTACGAGCTGCAGGGAGAACAGGCAAGGACGGAAGGCTACACCAAGAACATCATCTTCCCGTGCATTGTCGCATCGTCGGTGGGCGCCGATTCCTCGACAGGCTATGCAGACTACAACTACACCAACATACCGTCCTCTGGTTCGGAGGTTCGGTGCGTGCTGCTTGGCGGTTATGCGTACTCCGGTGCGCATGCGGGTCTCGCGGATGCGTATTCGCGGAACGCGCCCTCGGACGCGTATGCGATTGTCGGCTCCCGCCTCTGCTTTACACCGTCAAACACGTAAACACGGGCGCGTGCCGCGCAAAACGGGGCGGCTAAAAAATACTTCAAAACCAAAAAAAAAGAATATGAACGAAATAACAGAAAGACTGACAAACCAGCCGGACGGCGACGACGGAAGCCTTGCGTTCCTGAACATCCCGCCCGACGAGAGCAGGCAATACTTCAACGTGTCGGAGACCACACAGAGCGCCTTGGTGAACACCTCGTTCTGGGTGATAGGCTTTTTCAAGGACGTCCCGACAAAGAACGGGCCTAAAGACCTGGTGAAGATAAAAAGGAACCTGGAAGACCCCGAGTCGGAGGCGAGGAAATTCTTCACAGGCTCGAAGGACATCAAGTACACGCTGCGGAAAATCGAGGAAATGAACAAGTTCCCGCGCAGGGTGACCCTTCTCGGCAGCGGGATGAAGTACTGGCTGGAATAAGCGACAACAAGGTCACGGGGTAGGAGTTGCTGTTCGGTGCGTGCTGCTTGGCGGTAATGCGAACAACGGTGCGAATGCGGGTCTCGCGAATGCGAATTCGCGGAACGCGCCCTCGAACGCGAATGCGAATGTCGGCTCCCGCCATTACTTTACAAGGAATACTTAGAAGCCCCGCCGACCATGCCTCTTGGCAAAACATTATAAGAACAGGGCGTCAGTAGGAGCCTCGCGGCTGTCGGGCACGACCTGAGTGTAAAGCAGAAACAAAAAGAAAGAAAAAGGCGCATGAAAAGATTCGGCCACATATTCGAAAAATTCGTCAGCTACGAGAACCTCGACCTCGCGGAAAGCAAGGCAAGGAAAGGCAAGGCGGACAGATCGGAAGTGCGCATATTCCTCGAAAACAGGGAAGAGAACCTGCTAAAGCTGCAACGGCAGCTGGCGGAAGGAACGTTCCGGACTTCGAGGTACCAGAAGTTCCTGATACACGAACCAAAAGAAAGGGAAATCAGCAAACTGCCGTACTACCCGGACAGGATAGTGCACCACGCGCTGCTCAACGTGCTGGAGAAAATCTGGGTGGACCAGTTGACCGCAGACACGTATTCGTGCATCAAGAAACGCGGGATCCACTCCTGCGCGGAAGCGGTGAAGAAAGCCCTCCGGAATGACACGGAAGGGACGGCATACTGCCTGAAGATGGACGTGCGCAAGTTCTACCCGTCCATAGACCACGACATCATGAAAGGCATTGTGAGGCGGAAAATAAAGGACAAAAGAATGCTGGAAGTCCTGGACGAAATCATAGACTCGCACCCCGGGATGCCGATAGGGAACTACCCGTCCGCGTACCTGGCCAACCTCTACCTATCCGGACTGGACCACGGCGTGAAGGAGGAAATCCGAATCAGGCACTATTTCCGCTACGCGGATGACATCGTGCTGCTGGCGGCGACTAAAGAAGAACTGCACAAGGCGCTGGACTATATAAAGATGAAACTCGCGGAAGTGAAACTTTCCGTGAAAGGCAACTGGCAGATATTCCCGGTGGAGGCACGCGGGATAGACTTCGTCGGCTACGTTTTCCGCCACGGCCATACCCGTCTGAGAAAAAAGACAAAAATGAAAATGCTCAGGAAGGCGGACACAAACGCGAAAAAAGGACTGTCACGTCTTGAAACAAAACAAGCCATGGCGGGACACTGGGGATGGCTCAAGCACTGCAACAACAAAGGTTTGATACAAACAATCGAAAAAAAATCTGGATATGAAAACCTATTCACAAGAAAGACCTCTTAGCCTGCTGCCTCTCGGAGACGGCAACTGGCATTACAACTACAACGTCACGGAAGGAGTCCGCGAAGACGAAGACGGAACCGAAAGCCCTGAATGGAGCTTCGAAAGCGTTTTCATCCAAGGGGAACCGAGCGAGGCAAAGATCGTGTCCGCCGTGGTTCACGAAAGATACACCGACGAGGAAATCGCGCTGATGAACGCCCAGCACCAGGCGGCCGCCATGGGACTGGACGACGAGCCAGAAGGCTACAGCGACTACCTGTCCCTTGTGGCCGCAACGAGAACGGAGGCGGCGACGGCGATATCCACGATGCAGCACGGAGAAGAAACAACCACGGAGGAGTAAGCCATGGCAAACGTCGAGACAGAGAAACTGGACTTCACGTTGAATGGCGTACATGACGGTGACGTGCACTTGCTGAAGGACTACAGGATACCGACCCCTACCCCGACTACCGACTACGGGAAGGTGCCGATGAATGTTGACTCAACGCAGTTCCAGTGGACGCGGCACGCCGCCATGGCCGAGGCCACGGCAACGGCCTCGACGGAATCGTGGGCTCAGTCGCAGGGGTTCGGCGAACTGTCGGCATCTCTCTCGGACGTCGCGCCGCACGGCCTCGTCAAGGTGCAGTATTCCTATCGCCCGACAGAGTCGTTCTCGCTGCGGTTCAGCGGCGACAACAGCTACAGGGCGATCAAGTACCGGGGTGCCTGGCTGGCGGCGAGCGACGCCGGCATCATCCAGTCCGGCGACACCGCGCTGCTGTGGTTCGACGGCAACGTGCTGCAGCTCATTGCCGTGGACAGGCATGAAAGATGCGACGAGATGCTGGACGACGGAGCCTACTACCCGAATGCCGTGCAGGACGCGGACGGCAACTGGTACGGGGCGGTGGTAATCGGCAAGCAAGTTTGGATGGCCGAGAACCTCCGCACAAAACACTTCAGCGACGGCGTTGCAATCCCACACGGAGGAACAAGCTACAGCGACAGCACGCCATACTACTATCATGTTGCAGGACAGGAGGAGAACGACGATGAGTACGGTCTGCTCTACAACCAGCCTGCGGTGATACGCGGAGGTGCAATGACAGACGCCAACCCGAGCGGCGTGCAGGGCGTTTCGCCGACGGGATGGCATGTGCCGAGCGGTGCGGAATGGAACCAGCTGACGGCATACATCGGGAAACAGAACAGGCTGCTCGCGGACGAGACCACGACATTGAAAGTCGCGAAAGCCCTCGCCGCAAGAAGCGGTTGGCGCACTTCTGAAAACGAAGACGCAGTGGGCAACAACCAGTCGCTGAACAACAAGACACTGTTCGGCGCGAAACCATCGGGAGCAATGTCTGTCTCAGCCAGTAACAACGTGGTCTATGACGGACTCGGATATGCCCATTTCGCGACAACAAGCAGTTATCAAACAGGCTCCATGGCAATAAGGCAACTGAGGCCGGACATCGCAACCCTCTACGTCTTCGGACGGAGCTACAGTTTCTCGCACCATGTTCGCTGCGTCTGCGACATGACGCCGCTCCAGTTCCGCGCTTGGTACCTGTCACGCTACGGCTCTCTGCAACACCATCTCGGCTCGCAAGCCGGGAAAACGTTCTTCGGGAACTGCAACTATTCTTACGACCTCGCAGGAGGCAGAATGAGCTTGTCCGAAGACATCCAGGACCCATGGCCGGCAAACGCGATTATCTTGCTGACATTCGACTATGACGTGCAGTCGGGAGATTCGATCTATTACGCCAAAGACGGATCGAATCATGTTGCATTAAACTTGCTCTACCGGAACGCGAGCATAGCCGGCGGTATGATAAAGGAAGGCGACACGTGTCTGCTGCAATTTAACGCCGGGGATCTGACATTGATAATGAATGACCGATGGGCGGAAGACATCGCGGCCAAACAGGACGCGCTTGTCGGAAGCGGCCCCGAGCAGAACATCAAGACAGTGAACGGACAAAGTCTGCCAGGCGCCGGAAACATAGAGCTCGGCAAGGGCATACTCACAGGCACTGCCACATCGCTCACGAACACATCTGCGAACGTGACACTGAACGAAAGTGGAGCGGATCTGCAGCACGGCGTGTTCCTGTTCATCCAGTTCGTAGTGGACATGCCGGCACTCGCGAGACTTGACGTGGCCGGAACGGTAATAAGCCATTCTGACATCATCTGGAAGGGAACGACCCTGTCTGCGGGAACGATAAAGGCAGGCGACACGTGCACGTTCTACTACGCTTACGCGGACGGGACAAACCTGTCGTTTTTGATAAGTAACACCAGGTGGGCGAGCATTAAGACCATCAACGGCGAATCACTGTCCGGAGTCGGCGACATGGCGCTGCTGCCCCCGCACACGCACCACACCACTGCATTGGCCACCGCGAATACGACAACATCAATCACCTGTGCGGCCAACGAGAGGGCTTTCCACTCCGTCACCGTGACAGCGGCGAACACGCAGCTGCAGATAACACTTGCCAACAGCTGGGACAATGTGATATTCATCACCGGAGTTTACGACTTGCGGCTAAAGATAATGATCGGCGGGAACACTGTGCCTGTCTATTTTGAAAGCACCCCTTACTTCGACGGGACGAATGTAGGGCTCGCGAAAGCCCAAGCGCTGAAAATAGTGCTTGAGGCGATAAACGGCAACGTGATAGCCGATGTGGATCTGATAGAGACGTACACACCATCCAACTAAAGAAACAGGAATATGATAAAGATATACGTCAAAGGCCAACCGGTGTCACTCTACCGGAACACGAGCATAACCGTGGAGCTCAACAATGCACTGTTCGCCTCACCTGACATCGAGGGAGACATCTCCTTCTCGTTCACACTGCCGGTAGAAGGCAACGAGAGGGTTCTGGAGTTCGCGCACCTGCCGCAGACCGGAAAGCTGAAAAAACTGCCGTGCCATGTCTATTGCAACGGAGGCTTCAACTGGGACGGCCAACTCGTGCTGCAGAAGAGCGGCAGGGAGAACATCACCGCAGCGCTGGTAATCAACCCATACCCGGAAGGATTCGGCAAGGCGAAACTCACGGAGGACAACGACGATGAAATCACGATATCCCAGTCGCAAGAGTCGCACAACCAAGCATGGGAGGACTTTCTCATTGCATCTACAGACAATCAGGATGTAAAATTCGCACCCTTCATCAACGAAGAGGGCTACGGCAGCGACAACGAGGATTACGGATTCTGGAACGGCATGTCGCGCAAGAAAATAGTGAACGCACTGTTCTTCGATCCGGACGGGTCACTGATAAACGCAACCGGCCGACTCTTTTCAAAAGCGCACAACGAGAGGCTGACAGTAGAAACGGCAGACGGAACGGACGAAGAAGGGAATCCCGTCCTGTCGAACCACGTGGAGACAAACCAGCTCGCTTTCTGCCCGCAAATACGCATAACGCGGATAATGGAGATGTGGTGCAAGAATGCAGGCTACAAGTTCATCAACCATCTCGGAGAGGATCTCGACTACACATACCTGCAGTCGCAGAAATCACTCGACGCTACAAAAAGCCAGTTCGGGATGGTTGACGGACTGACAATCAGGACAACGGCGTCGCAATGGGTGAGCGGTGGATACCACTACTGCAACAGCTACTGGATAGACGGGCACAGCCAGGACGACTACGTGCACAACGGAAGGGTGTGGCTGCCTCTCAACGGATGGTGGGACGTCGAAATATACGGGAACTACGACACTGTGCTGAGCAATCACCTGCCGCACTTCAAGCACAACGAGTTCGCCGTCATGCAGCAACAGCTGCAGCTGATCATATTCAAGGACCAGCTGACAATGGACCTGACGACGGGATCGACAGGCGGAACGGACGTTCTGCATATAGAAAACATAATACTGAACGAAACAAAAGACTTCCGTCTGCAGCTTAGAAAGTACATTCCGGCGGAATACGCCAACGAGGGAATAGGATTCGCCCTTATGTGCAAAGCGAAATACTACGGATATGAAAGCCTTGGGCAAGGTTATTACAGCGAAACGGCGGAGGAAATAGTGACAACATGGCAGGAAGTGGAGAACATGAACATGGAAATCATGTTCCACTCGGTGGCATACGACCGGCAACAATCGGGTTTCAATGTGTTCCGGAACAAGTTCAAGGTGCCGGAACTGCTTCCTGATGTCACTAATGCATCCTGGATGAAGACTATGCTGGAGACCATGGGGCTCTGCTATTTCATCAGTGCCAAGACAAAGACGATTGAAATAGTCCCTTACGCACATCTGAAACAGTCCAAAAGCCTCGATCTGACAGAATATGAAATGACTCGGGAGACAACCACCGAATCACCGGAACCGACGATGCGCACCTTCCGGCTGAAACCGATGAAAGACGAGGATTACAACAAAGACCTGAGGCTTGAAGACGTGGACATGACACTGCCGGACGCCTACATGCACCACGAGAAACTGGTGATGAGAAAAAAGACGAACACACTGTATCGAGCCGAGAAGAAAGAAACGGCTGGAGAGAACTGGATGGAAGGCTGGGAGGAATTCAGCGGCAATCCGGACCGCCTCGAAGTCGGGGAAGGAGACGAGGAGAACCGGGAACCGTCGGTGCTAATCCCGCACCAGCGGCTGTTCAGCATGGGCAGAAGGCATCCTGACACGGACACCCAATCCGGGCAGACACCGCAGCTGATGGTGGCGGACTTCACCATCAGCAGCGACATCTACAACACAACAGAGAAGCCGAACGAAATAATCCTGACGCAATACAGAGGTTTCCTGCAGCGCAGCTGGGAAGCCAGCACAGACCATCCGAACCCGTGCAACGAAGTGATGCTGCCGGTGTGGAACGACGGGTTCTCGCTGACGGCAAAAGGGCGGAACAGCTTGGGGGAGAAATATGTCAAGCCAGTGCTGGAGCTGCTCGGCAACAAGACAGTGACCTACAAGTTCCGACTTCCGTCCAGCATGATGCAGGCGGTGGAAGACACGCTGCGGCCGACAGAGCTGCAGCCGGAAAAGCAGACACGCTATATCATCGTGCGGAACGTGAAGAGCGTCCCGAAGAAAATCACATACCAAATCAACAACGACAGCGACGACACCGTGCTGTGCCAGATAGAAGCGGTGAAGGTGTACTGATTTTGAAAGGATTCAGAAAGTCATAACCTGATGGTGTCCCATTCAAGTATCTTCTTCGCGCTGCTTTTGTGAAGGTACTTCTCGGTCATCTCCAAGGAGCTGTGGTCGGCAAGCTCCTTGACGAGCTTAGGCGGCACGCCGGCCTCCAGCATCTCGGTGATGCCGCTGTCCTTGAGAGAATAGAACTGATACTCCATCGGGAGTCCGAGAGCGGTGCGCATATCCCTCCACACCTCCCCTATGCGGCGAGTAGTGAGAAGATACCTTCCCGGTTTGTAATGTCGTGAAAATGCGTAGAGTTCCGGGTCGTAACCGGAGAGATACTTGAAGTCTCCAGCAAGGTCGTCGGGAATGGCCACGAAACGGGGATGATGGTTCTTCGTCACCGAAGCAGGGATGACGATGACATTGTCGGCGAAATCGAAATCCCGGACATGGAGCTGCAGAATCTCTTTAGGCCGGATGAGGCAGCGGAAACACAAGTTCATTACCAAAACAAACTCGCCCATACCTATATTCACGTAATAGTCGCGGATACGCTTCCTGACATCGGGAGGTATGACGGTTCTGATCTTGCTGTCGACACGCTTTCGGTCTATGTCTTTGAAGGGATTGGCCGAAGCATAACCGCGCTTGACCATCCAGAGGAAGAGAGTGGTATAGAACCTGAGATAGTTGTTGTAGGTCTTTGGCGCAAGCCGGTCACGACAGTCCATGTCGCGCATGAACCTGACCGCCATGGATTTGTCGAAACTGAAACAGTAATTGCCGGATATACCGTGTGCGTCGCACCAGTTCTTAAAAATAGAGCCCCATGAAGTATAGCAGCGAACTGAGTCAGGCCGCAGGAGTTTGCACTTCTCCTTCAGAAACTCATCCACGGCGTCGGACAGCGTCTTGCAGCCACGGCCGGACAATTCCTCGACAAAAGGGTTCCAGCCGTTGTACAGCTTGCTGTTGATCTCGCAGGCAAGGAGCCTGCCGTACTTCCTGCGTTCGGATTTGACAAGGATGTGGTTGACCCTGACACGCTTGCGCTCAAGGCGACGAGTCAATGGGTTCAAGGCATAATATGCGACATAGCTATCCGTCTTAGTCTCAACATATTGTGCGGGTTTGAAATCGATAAATGGATGTAACATTTTTTTTTATCCTTTCATTTTTCTTTCGTCAACAAAAGGACAGTTAGAGATGGCGCGATTCTGGCGCAGTTATTTCCAAAAATAACTGCAACGCGGTGAAAAACAGCACGTTGCAGAGTTTTTGCGGAAAGTACAGGACTTTCCTGCCGCAAATCGCCACTCATAACTGTCTGATAATCAAGACTTGTTTAACTCAAAATTGAATAGTTTTTGGCGCAAATTTGGCCAGGCTAAGCGACCAAAAAAACGCAGACAAAAAACTGAAAAACAAATAGTTGTCTACGTGATAAAGAATCGATGACGGTTACCTCTTGATGTTTTTAATGGATTCGGAAATATCAGCCAGTATCCGACCTATACCTGACATCTGTTCATCAAAAGCCTCGCCGTTGTTTAAATAACAAGCATTGAAACGATTCAGAACGTCTGCATGGTAGATGTCAACAACTGTTTTGAAATCCAATTTACTTTCTTTAGAAACTGACTTAAGCATGTCTATCGTCGAAAGCAATGAGTTTTCATCAATGTCACATCGAAGTCTTTTAGGTTGTTCAAATAAGGTGCCCATATCAAATAAGTTAAAAAAAATTGATTTATATGAAATAAAAAGGATTATTGATCAATAAATTTGATATTCTCGTTACCAGTTACCAACTTCAAAAGAATGTCCCTCTTGTCAGGGGAAATCTCGAAAGTGACTGATATCCGTTCGTGATTGTCCAAGAGTTCTGGATCAACGAAACGTTTAGGATAAGTGTAAAGGTCAATTACCCTACAATCGAACAAACTTGCTATTTTCTCAAGATGACAAACCATTAGGTTCTGCTTCATCTTCTCAATTCGATTCCAAGCAGCAAGGTCGATATGCAAGACATCAGCGATATCTTGCTGTCTTAAACCGCGTTCCTGACGCATTGTCTTGATGTTCTCTACGATAGTCATATTTGCAAATTTAATGATTTGATTTATAATAAGATATGATTATTTTCGAAAAAAAATTGAGAAAATCACAAATTAACTTGCGAATATATCAAAATAAATATTATTTTTGCGGCGTAAAATACAAGGATATATTTTTTTTGATTAACGAACAAAAGAAAAGTTTATGGCTAAAAACAAAATCACAGATGAAATGGCTGATAACATCAAGGCCTGTATGTTAACAAAAGTGGACAAAAGCACCATCAAGCAAGTGGTACGCGGGTACTACAATGCGTCAAGCAACGAGATAAAGGAGAGGAACAAGATGATTCTTCTCCATTACGAGAAATTATCAGCAATCGAAAGGAGACACAAGACGGATTGCGAGGAGGAAATAAAAGAGTACATAAAGAAAGTGAAGGAAGGAAAAACATACCCGGAGGAATCCCCAAAACCTTAGGTGCTCCACAAAAAGCCTGCACAAAGTCCGGCGGCGCGAAAAAGATCCATAATGAATTATCGTCATTTTCATTGACACCAAGCCGCCGGCAACCATACGGGTCCTCGGAAGTACCCGCTGAAACACTCCGCCGCCATCGGGGCAACGATGGAAAAATTGGAACCGCCTTGCGGCCTCGCGCCCTAATCTGGAGCAAGGCGTTGACTGAAAACGTGGGACAAGCAGTAACCAACCTGCCGGAGTGTTTCCTTTAAGAAATTTAAAAAAGTGAAATATATGAGAAAAGAAGAAACAGGACTGACACTCGACGAGAAGGGACTTGACGCGGTGGCGGACTACCTCAGAAGCGTGACAACAGAAAAACCGAAAGTGGAAAAGAAGAAGGAGGATATGTGGGAGCCGCCAATCGACAACGAGACTGGAGGCGAAAAATGAAAAAGACTCACGCGAAAAGGGCAATCGACAAACTCTTCGAGCAGTGCCCGATAGAAACCGAAAGCATCGTGCGGATAACCATCCAGCAGTTGACCATCACGGACCAGGACGAAGACGACACGGACACCTACATGGAAGTGGAATTCCTGACGGGAGGCACCAACTACATATATGACAAACCGAAGTACGGCAGCGTGACATTCAACGTGACGAAATAATCAGGGTTCCGGAAATCTTAACTCAAGGAGGTGCGAGTATAAACAGCCTAAGTCCTTTTTATCGTAATGAGTTCCGGCGAGGGTTGCAATCACAGCGCGCCGGGAACCGCCGGAGAGCCGCGGGGTGGCTTGAGCAATCAGCTCGGTTGTATTGCCATAAAATTCCACAAAAATCTCAAGAACGGGTTCGAATCCCGCTCCGGCGACGAAATAAATCACAAAAAAAAGAGCAATATGATTTTAGCAATCTACCTGACGGGGTTCGCGGTGACCGCATTCTTGGTGTTCAGGAGCTCAAAGGAGAGCTCGAACAGTGTTTCCGAAAGATTTGTAGCATCAATGCTATATGGAGTGTCGTCGTGGCTGTTCGTGGCCGGCCTGCTGGCGATAAGCATCTCCCGCATGATCAAGAGCAAAAGAAGAGGGAAATGATCAAGCTGCTGTACATAGACCTCTTCTGCGGCGCCGGCGGCACCACCACCGGCGTGGAGGCCGCTCGCGTCAACGGCAGGAAAATCGCCGAAGTGATCGCCTGCGTGAATCACGATGCCAACGCCATCGCCTCGCACGCGGCCAACCACCCGAACGCCATGCACTTCACCGAGGACATCCGCACCCTCGACATACGTCCGCTGAAGGAACTGGCCGACCGACAACGCAAACGCCACAGAGGAGCGAAGCTGGTGCTGTGGGCCAGCCTCGAATGCACCAACTTCAGCCGTGCCAAGGGAGGCAAGCCCCGCAACCCAGACAGCCGCACCCTCGCAGAACACCTCTTTCGATATGTTGCCATCCTGAACCCAGACTACATCCAGATAGAAAACGTCGAGGAGTTCATGGCATGGGGAGAGCTTGACGAGAAAGGACGCCCGGTGAGCAGGCTGAGAGGATGCGACTACCTGAGATGGGTTGACAAAATGTGCGCCTACGGCTACTCATACTCCTACCGCATCATCAACGCCGCTGACCACGGAGCATACACGAGCCGCAAAAGATACTTCGCCATCTTCGCCAAATACGGACTCAAGCACAACTACCCGGAAGCCACTCACAGCAAGCAAGGCAACAGCTCGGATAATTTGTTCAACGACAAACTCCGCCCATGGAAGGCGGTGATCGATGTGCTTGACATCGATGACGAAGGCGAGAACATCTTCACACGGAAGAGGCCCCTGGTAGAAAACACTCTCAAAAGAATTTATGCCGGACTGGTCAAGTTCGCAGGGAACGGCAAGGACGGCTACACCATACGCTACAACCAGGTGAAGCCGGAAGAGACAGTGAAATCGCTGGAAGACCCATGCGGAGTGCTGACGACAGAGAACAGATACGGCCTGGTGAAATGCGTGTTCCTGTGCAAGAACTACAGCGGACACGACAGCAGCAAGAACATCAGCGCCGAAGGCCCGGCTGGGACAGTGACCGCACGCGACCACCACGCGCTCATCACATACCTCAAACACGGCCAAGCATGCGGATGCGACAAGCCGGCACCGGCGATACTGGCAAAAGACCATTTAGCCAAGGTCACGTTCCTGGCCAACGAATACAGCGGAGGCGGCCAGGTGAGCGGCGTGGACACGCCTTGCCCGACAGTACTCCAGGTGCCGAAACAAAAACTCGTGGAATGCTTCCTGATGAATCCGCAATACAGAAGCGCCGGCGGTTCCGTCGACTCTCCATGCTTCACCCTCGTCGCACGGATGGACAAAGTCCCGCCCTACCTGGTGACTACCATCAAGGGCGACACAGGGATAGCCGTGTTCGAGAATGACAGCCCCATGACGGTGAAGATAAAAGAATTCATGGCGGCACACGGCATAACCGAAATCAAAATGCGGATGCTGAAGGTTAGCGAGCTGAAGGCCATCATGGGGTTCCCGAAAGACTATGTGCTGAAGGGAACGATGAGCGAACAGAAGAAGTACATCGGCAACGCCGTGGAAGTCAACATGAGCCGCAGGCTGTGCGAAGCCCTGGCGGAAGTGAACTAAAACATATTAAAAGGACAACAACAACAAAAAAATCACAAATCAAATCGGTATGAAAGAAAAAATCAAAACAATCAAAATGCTCATCGGGATGTTGAAAGAAAAGAACACGGGCATCTTTATCTGCAAGGGAAAAAAAGAAACGCTGATACTCTCATACGGAAACGTCCGGAATATGACCAACCTGTTGGGAGAAGCCATCGACAAAGATGAAGCGGCAGGTAGATATCTCATTTTAGGGGCCTTGGCGAACATATTCAGCAACGGGAAAGTGCCGTATCTGAACGATGAAGGACTGGAGAAACTGCAAAAGATCGCGTTAAACAGCAAAAAAGAACAGGAATAATAAAAGGAGGGGCAAGATGAAAAATTTCGACATCGAAAAAGCGAAGAACGGAGCGGCCGTGTGCCTTCGCGACGGCACCCCGGTGAAGATCCTGGATTTTGAATACAACGGAAATGTTCTGTACGAAATCGAACGACACGGAATAAAGAATAATTGGATTGCGAATAAAGAAGGCGTATGTATCGATCCGTTCGATGACATGTGGCTTCCTCAATATAATTTATATATGGCCCCCGTGTACGGCTTTATGAACGTGTACAAGAACGAAGCAAACATGATATTGGTGGGCGGCGTGGTCCGCGCCACGCTCGAAGAGTGCATCGGAGCAGGGAAGAGCGCCCCAATGGATAACCTGAAATGGTTCTGCCACGCAAGGGTTGAGCTGCTGGACGAAGGGGAAGGAGGGAAGGAATCATGAACAAGATAACGATATGGCGCGAAGGAATGAACGTCGGATGGATCATACGAAAAGGAAAGAGAAACAAGATATGGGAGGAACTTACAAGAAAAGAACAACTCGAAATCATCGAAAACTTGGAAAGAGTGCATTGGTTTTTGCGTGATCATATCAAAGAAGAGAATAAACAAATATCAAATTGACAAAACAAAAAAAGAGAGAAATGTATGACTATCAAGCAATTACCCCCCCCCATGCAAAATTCATTGTTTGGATGAGAAACAAAGCGTGGTCGAAGCCCTGCGGTACCAAATCGCCCGGATGGAACGAAAACTCAAGCGCTGCACATCGCCGACCTCGGAAGCCCGTGTATGCGCCGCCATCTCCGCACTCTGCACAAGGATCGACAACATAATAAATTGAAAGGTCAAGAACAAGATGGAAAATAAAAGAAGAAAATGGAGCAAAGACATGGACGACGAACTGAGGATAATGGCGAGAAACCATACCGTGGAAGAGATAGCGGAGAAAACAGGCCGCTCGACGAAATCCATCACCGCGCGTCTGACGGATCTGAAAGTGTCAGCGGTCCGGGCCAACGGCTGGCCGGAAGAATTGGACAGATACCTCATAGAGCACCACGGCACGATGACACTCAAAGAAATGGGCGAGGCGCTAAACAAAGACAAATCGACAGTCGCCAAAAGATGCCTGGCACTTGGACTCAGGAAACAGAAACAGAGAAGGCCGACACAAAAGAAGATCACCAAGGATGAAGGATACGTGCGGTTCAAAAGATAATAACAACAAAAAAAAACCGAAAGATTATGGAATGCGGATGCATAACAAGGATAGAGGAGGAACTCACAAAAAAAATGATGGCGGAATTCCCCTACGGGGAAGTGACATCGAAAGTGGAGTTCCAAAACAAAACAATGCTGTTCAAGCCCGGCAGACTCGAAATGGTGCTCGGGAACCCGGTTCTCGGCAAAGTGAGAATAGGCAAGAAGACAAGGAAATTCGACATGCAAGTGATGCCGACATACTGCCCGTTCTGCGGAAAGAAGCTGAGGGAAGAGAAAACCGAGGAAGGAGGCATGGAATGAAAAAAAGGATGTTCAATGACAAGTTCGGGCTCACCTACATGGTGATCCAAGGGAAGAAAACCATGACCAGCGACATACTCCTCGAAATCGGGGCTGAAACGGAACTCGTCGGAACCAACGAGAAAGGCGAGTTCGAGTTCCGGATCGGAAGCAACTACGAGACGGTGGCCATCAAGCCGAAATTCAAGGTCGGGGAAGTGGTGGCGGTGGCGGAAAGTTATGAAACGTTATACGATAGAGACGATTGGAACTACATAGACACGCCTGACCTTATCGACAGGTGGAGCAATACGCCCGGATGGAGCAACAAAATGTTCGTCAGGTCCGAGCTCATGCCCTATCAAATACGAATCAAGAATGTGAAATGCGAAAGGCTGCAACAAATAAGCGATGAAGATTGCATCAAAGAAGGAGTCGTCAAATTCCCAAAGAATTTCGCCAAAGAAAAGAATATAAGAAATAAATTCATTTACTTAACGCCAGGGACGAAACTCTGCTTCGATTCGGCACGGGATGCTTTCCTACCGATAGTGGAAAAGATATTCGGAAGGGGCACCTGGGAGAAAAACCCGTACAGAATAGCATACGAATTCAGGCCGACAAAATTCGAATTCACCCTTATCAAATAAAATCATCATGATGAGCAAAGACAATAACGATAGTACAGTCGAAATGGAAATAACCATCAAGAGCGTAGCAAGAGGACCAGAAGTGACAGAGCTTCAACGCGAAATAGCAAATAAATTGATACAGGCCACTCCGGATGACACAAAAATACTGGACGCACTGACGGCAGGATGTCTGTGTGTCGCCAGCTGGGTTGACCAATGCTTGCCTGACAGACCGTTCTTCAAGGAAGCATTCTATGCGATAAGCACATTGGTCGCAGGATTGATCAACGGAGAATACAAAGAAAAGGAAGGGGGCGAGGAATGAAACTGAAAACCATCACATTCACCGGCATCGACGACCGGACGGACATCAAAGCGCTGCAACGAATACAACACTACTTTCCGATAGCGGAATTCGGGGTGCTGATGTCCAGGAACTGGGACAAAAACGGCAACCGATTCATGCGCCCGTCGAGAATCCGCTATCTTGAGGGCAAAGGACTTCGCCTGTCGGCACACCTCTGCGGACAGATAGCCATCGACGCGGCCAGAAACCACTGGTACGGACCGACGTGGATCACCCAAGGCGGATTTTCGAAGATCTTCCGCCGCTGCCAGCTCAACATCGCCAATGCCGACCCTAACATGCACACATTCATAGACGGCATGTTGCCGGTTGAAGAGTTGATAGTGCAGGCGAATTCAACAAGCAATGAAGACCTCGGGCTGTGGAAATCAATCAGAGGGGGAAAGCTGGTCGATGAAGTGACCGTGTTGATCGATCCGTCCGGCGGCAAAGGACTGCAGGGAAAAACGGATATCCTCAGGTCGCCGCACAAAGTAGGCTACGCAGGCGGCATCAACGCCGGAAACATCCGCGAAAAAATCATGGAGCTGGAAAGAGACCCCGGAGTGGGCGACTACTGGCTGGACATGGAGAGCGGCGTGAGAACCGACGACTGGTTTGACGTGGACAAAGTCACGGAAGTGCTGAACGAATATCTGAAAACGAAAGCGGAAATAGAAGCACAGAACATGGTGACGAAGTGCATCGTATGCGAAAAGGAATTCAGGACGAACCAAGATGAAAAAATATGCCCGGAATGCCATGTCAACATCGAGTTCGAGAAAGAGATGCTGAGAATGATCAGCCGAACGAGAAGGGACATATTCATAAAGTAAACAATAAAAACAACCTGTTATGGATTACGAAAGTTTGAAACAAGCGGCAAGGGTGTTCAACCGCATCAACACTGTCCGCAGTTACGTGAGCAAAGAACGTTTTGACAAAGTGGCAAAGATAAAATTCGGGATTGACGATGAACGAAAACTGGATGCGATGTATGGCCTGCTGAATTTGACACAGCAGCTTATGTACTACATAGCCAACGACAGCGAGGAATTCCGCGAAACAAACCGATGCCCTGAATATATGGAACTTATGCCGAAGGCGATTGAGATTGCCGAATGCGCTTACGAAATGATGACGAACAGCCACAATTCAACCATAGTGCCGAGCTTTGAGTTCAACCAATACGGTCGGGAAGACAAACGCAGATATTTCTATACAGAAAAAGGTGAATCGAAAGTGCTCGACATAAGCCTTGGCTCCCGCACCGATATCGTACTCTTAGGCGATGTTTTACAAAATGAAAACATCAGGCTGATCGGAGTCGCCAAACATCTCGGCTATCTGGAAGGCGAAAGGATAAGCAACAACACCAGAGAGAAATTCCAATACTTCGAAGGGGATATCTATTTCCTGTACGGAAACCCCACCGACCGCGTGTTTTACGACTGGTTCTCAAACGGAGACGACACAGGTGTGTACATCGCCACTGAAAATGGATGGAGAAAACTGCTTTACACGCCAGGCCGAGGCTACATTGACCGCGACGGGGATGTGGAATACGTTGACGATGAACATTACTACTCGGATTACAAACTCGAAGGCTCCGGCAAAAAGTTCCATTACGTAGGCAACATCCACCACGACATATCGGTGCTGGTTGACGGCAAAAAAAAGCAAATAAACCTTAATGAAATCAAATCATTCACCAATAAATAATCAGAATTATGGAAAAAAGGACACGATTTAAATTTTCATGGATATTCATTCTGCTTGGAGGAGTGTGGGGATTTGTATGCGTACTTTTGTTCAAAGAAAGTGCTATCAGGATTATAGCAATGATTGCAGGAGCAATATTGTTAGGTTATACAGGTGCGAAAATCGACATAAGAAACGAGAGAAAAAATCGAATCAAAAAGTATTTACAGTAAAGCCAGAGACAATAAAAGAAATCACAAACAACAAATCATTCACCAATAACAATTAAAAACATCAGAATTATGGAAAAAAACATGGACTTCGGCGGTGCAATCGCCGCCCTGAAACAAGGAAAGAAAGTGACACGCAAAGGTTGGAACGGCAAGGGCATGTTCCTGTGGCTCAAAAAAGGAAACATGATCGAGTCGTCATGGTGCAAAGACCCGATACTGAAGGGCATCTGCGACGCGAACGGAGGCAAAACGGAAGGCCTGCCGACTGTCTGCATGAAGACAGCAGACAACAAGGTGCTCACGGGCTGGCTGGCCTCGCAGACCGACATGCTGTCGGAAGACTGGATGGTGACGGAAACAACCGACTGGCCGGAGAAACGGGAGAAAGACAACCGTCCCGTCACCGAACGCATCCACAACATGGAAGACGTGCTGGCGGAACTCGGGCCCGACCACCCGCTGGTGGCGCAGTACCGACACTACCTGGAGACAACAGAACCCGGACAGCGCGACGACTACCTGGCCACCTTCATGCAACTGCGCATGATGACGGAAGCCATAAACGAAGGCTGGCACCCGGAATACAACGAAGACGAAACAATATATGGCTACGTCCCCGTCATATACCTATACAAAACACTGGAGGATGCGGTGAGATACAAATACGACGATGAAATCGTGGTGGAAATTCCCGAAGCTGTTCGGTGCGTGCTGCTTGGCGGTGATGCGTGCTACGGTGCGAGTGCGGGTCTCGCGTTTGCGATTTCGCGGTACGCGCCCTCGCTCGCGTCTGCGGCTGTCGGCTCCCGCCTCTGCTTCCAAACAAGCGAGCTCGCGAAACACGCCGCGAAGAGCTTCGCGGAACTGTGGATCAAGTTCTATTTCATGTAAAAAACGCTGACATGACGAACAAAGAGAGAATCATCGAGCGGCTGAACAAGCTGAAGAAGATGCGCGAGAACGGCGAGGAGGGCGAGCGGACGAACGCCGCCGCCCTGATCGAGGACATCATGCGCCGGCACGGCATAAAAGAAAACGAACTGGAAAACGACGGCGAGACGATGTTCTGGGTGCATGTGGAAAGCCCCCTGCACAAGAATCTGTTCCTGCAGCTCCTCGGGTTGGTGAGCGGGGAAAGGAGAATGAGAGTGAGATACCTCCCCGAACTGTCCGAAGACGTGGAAAAGCAGATGAGGACAGACTTAGGAAACGTCATCCCAGCGACAGACAAGTACAACTTGGTAGGGTGGGCAAAAACAAGCGACTTCGCGGAGACAATTGCCAGGTACAACATGTACAAAGACGACTTCAACAAGAACATAGACCAGTTCTACTACGCCTATCTGTACAAAAACGACCTGCTTGTCGATCCGGAAGAGGGCGAATCCGAAAACTATGACAGGGAGAAGATGGAAAGCGTCCTGAACAGCATCAGGATGGCACAAAACATCAGGCGCGCGGAAGTGCTGCGCCAGCTGGAGAAAGGAGGCGGAAGATGAAAGGGGACCAGGACGTGTATGTATCGGAAACATGGGGCACGACCGTGTTCGTCGAGTCGCCGAAGAACTGGAGCCCCATCAAGACGTGCAGCCGGTGCATCCTTCGCGAGACCATCGAGGACTGCCGCAGAGCCGCCTGCAGCCCAGAGTTCAGGATCGACGGCAAGGACGGGTTCTACACCGTGCGGAACTACCCGAACCCGGAGAAATCCTAACTTCGCGACCCTGTTTGCGGCCACAAGTGTGGCCAGCGTGTCAAATTATTATAAGTCAAACAATTAAAAAAATCGGAAAGACATGAAAATCGAAGGCATATTCCAAGGAATGGACCCCGTGCAGACCGGGGTCTCCAAGGCCGGCAACAGCTGGCAGAAAACCTATTTCGAAATCATAACAAACGAGGGCGAGCTCTCGCGCAGAGTGGCTTTCTGCGCTTTCGGCCGCACGGTGGAGCAAGTGAAGGCGGTGCCAAAGGGAGCCACCGTGGAGGTGAAGTTTAATGCCGAGAGCAGTGATTATATTGACAAAAACGGCCGGAAAAGATACGACACCGAACTGCGATGCTTCGGCCTTGCCGTGATCACCAGGCAGAGCCTGCAGCCGCAGTACATGCCGCAGCCGCCGTACACATACGCCCAGCAGCCGGCACAGCAGTACCAGCAGCTGCAGACCCCGCCGTCGGGCTATCCCCCCGCACCCCCCGCACAGGCGACGGCACCCGCGAACCAGGAACCGCAGGTGTCGTCGGCCCCTGCAGGACCCGTACAAGCGCAGATGAACGGCGAACTGCCTCCGAAAGACATGGGGTTTCCTTATTAGCAGGGAAAGGAGCGGACTATGAACAACGACCTGCTTGAGAAAATATACGCCGCCACCAACAACGGCCTCGACATCATCCTATACTACTACCCGCAGGCATACGGCTGCGACAGGCCGAACAGGTACTTCAAGATCAGGAGCGACGAAAAGACAGCGTCGGCCTGCATGAAGATCATCAAAGGCGTGTGGAGGGTGACGGATTTCGGCGACACCAGCCGAGCGATGGCGCCCGTGAACGTGTGCATGAAAGAGGAGGGGAAGGAGTTCCGCGAGGCGCTCCTGACCCTCGCCCAACGCTACGGCGTGAACGAGACCATCAACGCAAACATCAACAAGCCCGTGATCGAAAAGCGCGACGCCACACCGGAAGAGAAGGAGGGCTCATTCGACTTCAAGCTGCGCGAGAAGATGACCGCGGAGGAACTCGCACTGCTCGGGCCGCTGGTGACGAAGGAAGTGTGCGAAAAGTACAGCTACTACGCCCTGGAATGGTTCAGCACCACCAAAGACCGCAAGACCACGACCATCCGCGCCACAGAAAACTACCCGATATTCATGCACGACTGCGGAATCTTCAAAAAAATATACCAGCCTATGGCCGCCGAGAAGAAATGGCGCTTCCAGTACCAACCCAAGGGCGTGAAAAGCAAAGACTACATCAACGGCCTTGACGAGCTGAAGAAAGCCCACGAGAAATGGCTGAAGGAACAGGACGAGGACCAGGAACTGGACGAAGCCGCAGAGGAAGCAGGGGAGAAACCCCGCAGGAAGAAATCCAACAAACTGCCAGAGGCCATCCTGTGCTCCGGAGAGCGGGACGCGCTAAACACCGCAGGCCTCGGGTACCTTCCCCTGTGGCTCAACAGCGAGAGCGCCGACCTGGAACCCTCGGCCTACGCCGAAATCATGAAGCGGGTGGACATCCTCTACAACCTGCCCGACATCGACAGCACGGGGCTGCGCATGGCCGGGGAGGTCGCCCGCAAGTACATAGAGATTCGCACGATAGAGCTCCCCGAAAGCCTCCGTGCATACAAGGACAACAGGGGAGGCAACCGCAAGGACATGCGCGACTGGGTGGACACCCAGTTCGCCCGACACTGGAACGGCGAGAGCGAAGAAGCCCGCAAGGAACGCGAGAAACGCGAGAAGGAGAAGACTATACGGAAGTTCAAGGAGATGCTGGAGGTGGCCAAGCCCTGCAAGTTCTGGGAGAAGACCTATACAAAGGACAAACCACGCTACGAGATAAACACGCTGTACCTGCTCCACTTCTTGAAGATGCACGGCTTCGGCCAGATCGCCGACGGACACACAGAAACCTGCCGGTTCGTGAAGGTGGAGGGGTTCACAGTGAAGGAGACCACCGCCAAGGAGATGAAGAACTTCATCACCAAATGGGCGGAAGAGCGCAAGCTGCCGCCCGAGATACAGAACCTCATTCTCAACTCCACACGCACCGGCGGCGCCGTGTTCGAGAACATCGCCTGCCTCGACCTGAACTTCAAGAACTACGACGCAAAGAGCCAGACCCTCTTCTTCGAGGACCGATCCGTGACCGTCACCGCCGACTCCGTGACCGAGACACGCGGCGCGGCAGGCGGCGTGAAGACGTGGGAAAAGGGCGTGTGCCGGCACAGGTTCAAAAGGCTCGACCCCAGCGTCACCCCGGTGTTCGACACCCCGGACGGGATGCCGCGCATAAAGGTGAACAGCTACAACAGCCACTTCCTGAGGTTCCTGGTGGCAACATCGCGCATCCACTGGAAAGAGGAGTTCGAAGCCGAGGAACTCGTGCCAGGCGCCAACGAGAGATACCGGACCGAACACCACTGGGACATCGCAGGCCCCCGCCTCTCAGGACACGAGGCCGACGAGCAGAACCGACACCTGGCCAACAAAATGTTCACCATCGGCTACCTGATGCACTCCTACAAGAGCCTGTCGCGCCCGTGGGCGGTATGGCTCATGGAGAACCGCGTCAGCGAG